TTAAACCACCAGGAACAGTTCGTATGGGTAGCATGAAACCATCATCAGGCACTAATAGAGGAGGATCAATTGTTTTTTGTGCTGCTTTGATAATGGTTTCTGACATCTTATTAATCATCTTGATGTCTGCCAGTGCTACCATTGCTGGCGATCTACCGTATGTCTCTACTGAGGATTTGAGAAAGCGAGGAACAACATACGGAAACTCATCGTAACCACCTTCACCAAGAAGTTGTGTGGTTTCAGGATCACAATAAATAGATGCAAAAGGTTTGTTGATTGCATCTATTTTTCTAGGATCAAATACATCTCTGGGTAAGACAACATGCAGTAACTCCACATCATCGTATGGATTTTTTTCTGCTAATTTTGTAATTTTTTCTGAGACATCACCAAACATTCCAAATGCAGCTCGTGCTGACATTTTGAATTTTCGGTATACAGTATCAACACGACCAAACTCATTCTCCTGGATATAGATCTCAGAAATATGCCTGGTTGAAAATCGTAAACCTTTTTCTTCATCCTTCTCAATCATCATACCAGCGGTACCAAAAGTAATTAAATCTTGATACAGCTCGTGTACTTCTTGTTGAAAATTAGATCTGTTTAGAACAATGTACATTTGATTAGTACATTCTTCTAACCATTCCATTGAAGCATCATCTGTATTGAACTGAGGATCTTTGTATCGCATCATAAACCAGGGTGATGCTGCGTTAGTCAACATCCCATGCAGTGATGACGCTAGAAGTTCTGCTGCATTGATTGCAGTGCTATCATAAACTTTTTCTGTTCGTTTATCACCCCTAGCTCTTTTGACTGTTACATCAGCTCTCCTGGGTAATACATAATCTGCAATTTCTTGCCAGTGACTTTCCCATGTACCTCTCATACTTTTGAGTTGAGAAAATCTTCTTGTTAATTCTTTTATATCCATTTAATCACCTAATTTAAAACTCTTGCCACCTAATTGTGATCTGTTCAAAGCTGCAAAATCTGTTACACCTTGATTATAAATTTCATCAGATGTAAGTTTTTTCTTTTTCTTTTCTTTACCAGTAGCAATTGATGATACTACGCTACCTACAACACCGCCTTTTTCAATTAGTGTAGGTACAATACCTTTTGTTTCTCTTGGCTCTGGTAAAATATTTTTTGATAATTTAGTATCTTTTCTAATTTGTGTATCGTCTGCCTTACCACCAAACAAAGCTCTTCCAGCATCTCCTACTGCTTCACGAAATGTAGGAGCATTGGCAACTATTCTTCCAGTGTAGTCAGCAGCTGTAGATCCTGTTCTAAAAACTGGCTTACCACCTTTTTGTGTAAGGTTTCCAACTTTTGGTGAACCTTCTTGAAATTGAACACCTCTTCCATAATCAGCAGCTTTGGCTAGTTCTGCCTCTCTCTTCTTTGAGATCTCACCACCAGTCATAATATTTTGCATAAGCTGTGTAGTTTTTTCAGCTCGTTTACTATTACGACTAGCTTTGTCGTTACTAGACATTAATATGATCCGCCTAATAAACTGGGTTTGCCTAATTGTGGTTGACCAGATACTCCAGTCACAGATGTTAAAATAGTTCCACCTTTGCCTTTACCTTTTCTCTTTGATCCTTTGCCTTCATCTTGTGGATCAGTTGTATTAGCCATATCATCTTTAAAAAGTACTGGATTATCTTGTATTAATTCTCCAGGATCTGGCATAATTGGCATTGGCAATGGATTTGATGGATCTGGCATTGGAACTGGTTTTAGTTTGTCTTCTATTTGTTCCATAGGCTTGGGTGGTTTACTTTTTGGTCTTAAAAATCCCATGTTATTCTCCTAATAGTGATGGTTTGTTGAGTTCCGCATCGGTAGTATCACCGAGCATACTTGTCAGGATAGTTGATTTTCTTCCTTTTTTATTTTTTAATCTTTTTCTTTCCTCTTCTTCAGCCTCTAAATTTTCAGCATCATCGACTTCAGGTGCCTCTGGTACTGGATCAGGCGGTGGTGGAGGAGGTGGCATAACCACCTTTGGTTTTAAAAATCCCATTAGTTTGCTCCGAATACTTGATATTCATTTTGTGCCATTGATTGTGGCGGTTTCTTTCCAGCTGTATTTTCTGTTAAAGATACAGCTCCAATTCTAACAGCATCACAAAAGTGGCTGCTCCAATCGTGAGTAGGTTTAGAAAAATGTTTATTATTAACTGACCACTTACGATGATAATGTCGAAGTGCATCAATTAAAACTTCACACTTCTGTTGATCAAAATAACTCCTGGCTAACATCATTGAAGTAATATGAATTCCTTCTTCGACTGCTAACTTGGGAGCCACTTGAAATCTTATACCGAGTTGATAAGCAACTTCTCTTCTCGATAATCCATTAGAAAAATCTCTGACTTCAATATCGTGAGGTGCAAAGTGTTTACCATACACATAATCTCTATTTTTTATTTCTTTTGCAAACCAGGGTAATCCCTCACCTGATTTTGCCAGGCAATCTATAAAGTAGATCTGTCTGCCTATTTCTTGAAAAAATACAATAATGCCTTCATCTGCTATACCCAGATCCCAGGCAGTATGTACTGGGTACCCAATATCATAATTAATTTTTGTAATTCTATTATCAGCATCCAGCTTATCTATAATCTTACCGTAGATAGATCCATTAATAGCAGCAGAGAAATCACATTCGAGTTCTTGACGGTATTCTTCATCCGTCATGTTCTGTTTGAGTTGTGCTAGTTCAAACTTATCTATGATGTTTGTTTCACTTGCCTTGTATATTTTACAATGCCAGGAGGGATCAGCTTTTGCTTTTTTATATAATTCATACAAATAATTCCTGGTTGACATTGGAGTTCCAACAAACAAACATTTGCCTTTTCTATCTGCTAGAGCTGGTAAAATGACTGTTGGAAAAACATCTTCATTAATTAATTGTACTTCATCCATGACAACAAAGTCATAGTAGCTGCCTCGTAGTGCATCAGGGTTGGCATCCACACCATACAACGTCAACCTGGCACCATTAGGGAAATCGCATCGCAGTTCGGTTTCATTGTATTTGATGCCAGGTATTTGTTTTGTAAACTGTTTTACATAATCCCAGGCTATTTGTTTTGTTTGTTTAAAAGTAGGAGAGATATATGCCATTCTGATATTAGGCATACTGTGCGTGAATGCATACCTTATCAGGTGGTTTATAGCAGCCATACTCTTACCTAGTCTTCTGTGAGCGATTATCACGGTATAACGATGGGTATCTAGAGCATTGTGTATCTCTCGCTGTGCATCCCTGGGTGTATAGGGAATTGTAATAATTTTTTCTGTCATCAGTGTATTGTCACTGGAGTATCAATCGGTTTATCTATCAAAGAGAATAATCCGAGCATGTGATTAAGATCTCTGACAAACTCGATTTGTTCTTCTTTGGTTTTAAAGTTTGAAAACTCAATGATAATCTTTTTTTTCTTTTCATCTGTGTAGATGACGCTGAATATGTCTGTGTTCATGTGGATGTTAATGTTGGGTTATATATACTATACGCAACAGCCAGGCGTTTTTGGGGGGTACCCCATCGCAAGTCTACAAAAACGTAAGCAATACAACGTAAAAATAAATTTTTTTTTCTAGCTGCGATACATATCGGTTATCACAACCGCTAAGTTTTCTTGATATACAATAAAAAAACTAAAAGTGTAGCATGGGGTGTAGCATTCAAGAACCTCATGTCGTGTGCGAAGAAACTTTTTTCTTCTCTGTCATTATTGGATCTTTAGTCTCCCATCCAATCTTATAAGTCACATCACCTTTATGTTCATTCACAATCTTATCATTGAACTGTGGAATAATCTTTGATGCAATCCATCGTAAGTGTGTGAGCTTTGTATTCAGTAACGTAATATCAGTATGAGTTTTATTCTTCATATTCGAGATACGTTCCATCTCTTCATAACCTTTGTCAAGATTACTCAAGGCTCCATTCATTCTGGCTTGTGTGATCTGTCCAGCAAACTCTTCATCCTTCGTCATCCACTGATACACTGTCGTTATCACTGGAAAGTCTGGTGACGAACAGATCTTGGTAAGTGGTATTCCGTTCATCAAATTCACCAGGATGTCGTTCTTGATAATACTCTCTGATCTTTTCTTTACTCCAGCCTTTGAAGTATTTGAGATTGGAGAGTGCTTTGAGTTTTCCTTCAATTGTTTTTTGTCCAGTGCTAAGTCCACCATGTAAGTAACATCTTCCGTTTCCAAGAGCTTTGGCTTGACAGGGTTGACCATCGTATTTGCGTCTAGCTCCACAAGGTATTTTTCTAAGTGGTCTACCTACCATTTATTTTTTACAGATTTGTGGGAGTATATGAAAACCTATATACAATATTGTAGCTTTTGTCTAATTTTATTTTCAGTGTTTGCAACGAATGTCAACTTGCTTAAATCATGTCGTAAATAGTTTGCAAGCGTTGAACGATGTTTACCAAACATATATTCTAATTTCTTCCAGGGTATTCTCCTAGCACGCATCCAGATAAGTTTCCTTCGATCTTCTTCTTCAATAAACCACATCAAGTCTAATACAACACCCAGTCTCGATATTTGTTTACCAGTAGGTGGTGGCAGCCTTATGGCTGCTTTATCCCAACCATACGCTAACCAATCCTTTGGTATATCTACCCAGTGTGCTTGTACTTTCTTTGGTCTTTCACTGGGTAATCTCTTTGCAGTGCGTATACTTTCTTCAAACCATAACCACAAAGTATTGTAATCTACTTCAATTGTTGTTCTATTTAGCCGTTTTGTATCTCGCATAGTTTCCTGGCGTAATCCATTGCAGCTTGTTTTGTAGTAGGATCATTGAGTAATTTAATCCAATCATTGAGCTTGTCTGATGACAATTTACTTGGCATCACCTTACGATACTTGCGTTCCATATTTTGTTCATAAGTTCTTCCACTATTAACAACTGCATGGTAATGAATACTTTTTTTCTTAGCTAAGTTTTTTAGCATTCCATTTAGGTTAATGTTACTAGTTAAAGAAGTAGGTTTAGATGGAGGTGACAAGGCTGTCGTAGAACCCATGTCAGTGTGACCATCCCTAGGTGACTGCCATGTCGTATCTGGCTCATAAAAATTCTTTCCCTTTTTGGATAACTTCTTAATAACTTTCATCTGATGTAACTTAGTTGTTGACCTTTGAACTTGTCGGTACGACAGACCAGTCATAGTTACAATCCGTCTGTTGGTAGGAAATACTTTTTTGATCCTGGTGTTGTAATGATCTAGCAATGCAAAAGCAACGATCTTGTCTGCTTCTGTAAATTGTTTGCTGAATACTATTTCTTTGTATAGTTTCCATTTTTCAAGCATTCGTTTTTACTTGCTTCAATACAATCCTCTTCAAAATTTTTCCAAACAATATTATTTTCCTCACAGATCCTCTTGTATCTTTGTGCAAGATCACGATAAATGGGATGTAAGTACCAGTCTGATTTTTTATGTAGTTGTTCCACTCAAGACTGCTTCCTTAATGTAATCATGCAATTTAAACATCTTTACTATGCAGCCTCGTGGTATGTAGATTTCAGCACCTTTTTCATCATCTTCCAGGCACTTTGTACGATATAATATCCAGTGTTCGTGTGTTTCTTCAACAAAACAGCAGTCCATAATAAGTTTTGCGTCACCGTCAAACTTGTCTTTCCATGCACCGTCACCTTCACTGGGATCACGCCATATAACTATGTAGGCGTTTTCTGATTTCTGAGCTGCGATCTCAAGATAATTCACAAAATAAAAACTAA